TTGTATGGTATGAATCATTAGATATAGATATTCCACCAGTACCAGTAGCACCTGATGTTGGGTCACCGCTATTTTGCCATGTACCATTTTTAGAAAAATAAACATAGTTATTATCTAAATCTAATGCAATTCCAATTATATCTCCTGTTGTAAAACTATTTCCATATGCAGAACCTGAACCGTTTACATATTTATTTCCATTAAAAGCAAAATAAGCAACACCTGTGTATCCAGTATTAAACAAACCATTAGTTGCAATAGAAGATAAACTTGTTCCTGAATTAATTATTCCTATTGCAACAGAATTATCACTTGTTGAATCATATTTTATTTCTGCGTACCATTTTCCTTGAGATACAGCTAAAGTTGATTTTGTTAAATTATTGTCAGCAGGAATTGCAGTTGTGTTATTACCATTACTAAATGTTACTGTTCCTGATTTATCTAATGGATTCATTGTAGCAAAAACATTACTTGGTGTATCTACTATCTGTATAGGTGTACCACCACCAACAGTAAAATTATTTCCTTGTCCTGAACTGTCTGTTCCTAATGAACCGCTATTCTCAAATTTTAAGAAGAAGCCATTAGTTCCATAAGTTACTGATGGTGCAGTTTTAGGTTTCCATATTCCTGTGGTTGCATCTGTTTCACCGAAAGCTGATGCGTCATAAGTTGTGCCGTCTATGAAATGAACATGAGCCATTGAGCCATTATAATAAGAACCACTAGCTTGTGTTCCTATTTCATAATTATAACCATTTACATTTACATAACTATCATAATTTAAAGATGGATAATTAGCAGTATTAAAAGAAGTTACTTGTTCTCCATTAACATACATTTTTATTCTATCTGATGTTGTAGCTTGTGTAGTGTCCATAGCAACAACTATGTGATACCAACCATTTACATCTCTAAAAAATTGATTAGTTTTTAAATGATTTATAGAACCAGCGTAATAATCTTGGTATCTTAACGCATAATCAGAGAAAAATAACGTACTATAAAATGGTGGAATATTACTTGACCAAAGTATGTTGTCAGTAATAGATGTTTCACTTAATTTTACCCAACCACTCCAAGTCCAAGTTCTTCTATTTCCTGTTGTTTCTGTTCTTGTTAAATATGAATTAGCCATTAGTTAAACTGTGCTCCATTGTTAATTCCTAGTGATACTGTAATACTAAATGCTCTGTCCGCAGTTTGAGATTCAGCATCCGTTGCTCTTATTGTAAATGCGTAAACTGTTTCTTGTGTATCACTACCACTTTCTGTACCTGATATCACACCTGAAGAAGTATTTAAAGTAATTCCTGAAGGTAAACCTCCTGATTGAATAGCATAAGTTACAGCACTATCGGAAGTTGCTGATACTGTTGTTGAAAAAGCACCACCTTGTGAAACACTTCCCAAACTTCCTGCTGCGGTACTCCAAACAGGAGCATCGGATACCGTTAAATCTGGTGTAGAAGTTTGTACTGCTGTTCCATCTGGATTTTCAATTCTTACATAATAAGTTTGATCTACCGTTAAAGTAAAGTTAGCAGCTACGGTAGTTGAGTTAGTAAAACTAACGGTATCTGCTTGAACAATAATTCCATTCGATCCTATTGCAGTGATGATAGGATTTCTAACATAATTAGTCCCTGTAAAAGTAATTAACGTTTGATCGTTGGTAATTGTAGTTGGTGTAAAAGAAGTAATTGTTGGTAAATTAATAAATCCACTTGCTGTTCCGTTGTTCGTGATTGTACCATCAACGGTCAACGTCGCGCCTGCAGGAATAGTAAAGGTATCTCCACTGTCTCCTACAGTAAACGAGGTTCCTGTGTATGGACTTATTTTATTTACTTTTACTTCACTCATATTATTCTCTTATATCCCAAGTTTGATTTGTTTCATTCCATTTATAATTTTGTCCATCAGTTGGATAAGCAACTGGTGCTTCCCATCTACAAGTATCTTCATTTAATATCCAAGAGTTAAAAGGTTTAGGTGCTATAAAAGCATCTTTTGTTTGGTCATAGGTATAACCAATACCTGCAAAGTTTTTTCTAATATTTCCATTATAAGAAGTTTGTTTCCAAACATCTCTTGTATTATAAAGTTTGTTAATAAAATCTACTCCAGCTTGTTCGGTAGTTGCAATATCATTAGATACTACGATTACTTGTTCAACTATATTTCCTGTTCCTAATTTTGCAAAATGTGCCATAAATTATCCTGTGTAACTTCCTGATGCGTTATAAACTAAAATTGTATCTGAACCTGATGTACTAACTGTTGGTGAACCTGTAGTTGTTCCTGAATATGAAGCTGTTGGCATACGAAGTATTACAACTCCTGAACCACCTGAAGCACCATCTGTAGAAGCAAAACCAGCATATCCTCTTCCTCCACCTCCGCCACTACCTGTATTAGCAGTTCCTGCGGTAGGTTGAACAATTCCAGAACCACCACTATCTCCTGTTCCACCATTTCCACCACCACCAGTTCCACCAAAACCACCTAAACTAACTCCAGTATCAGCACCTCCGCCACCACCTGCTCTAGTAGTAGACGAACCTGTTATTGAAGAGGCTAAACCATCACCACCATCTCCTCCTCTACTTGTGTCTGTACCACCTCCATTATCACCAATAGCACCAGAACCACCACCTCCTCCACTTGAAAGAGTAGAACCTCTATTTCCACCAGCATAACCTTGATTAGCTGTTCCTGATGCACCAGTAGGAGTTGACCTTGCACCACCACCACCAGAACCACCTACATTAGCACCACCAGTAGGTCCATCACCAGCTCCACCTCCAGTAGAAGTTATAGTTGTTATTCCTGTTCCTGATAGTGAACTATTAGTTCCGTTATTTCCGTTTTGTGGTGAAACTGTACCTGAACCACCAGCTCCTCCTGCTCCAACTGTAATTGTATAAACTGTTCCTGGATTAAATGTTAAACTTGCTTCACTGCTTCCACCACCGCCTGATGTTTCTGTTGAGTATGAATTTCTATATCCACCAGCTCCTCCACCTCCTCCAACATCGCCACCTCCACCAGCTCCTCCAGCTATAACTAAAAAATCTACTGAATAAGGTATTGGCTCTAAAGCATCTGTTCCTTCATTAATTCCTGATGTTGCAATCCAACCTTGTGTGGCATCTATGTAAGTAAGTGTTGCACCTTCTCTTTCACCAGTTAATTGTAAGTTAGCTATTCCACTTTCAATTTTATTTCCATTAGGATTTATTATTAAAGAATTGGTGTCAAAAGTTCCTGCGTAATCTACTAATTGAACTTGATCTCCTGCACTTGGTGTTGCTGGTAATGTAACTGTAAATCCTGCTGAAGTAGTATCGCAAGGATAACCTTTACCTGCGACTGCTGTAAATCCTGTTGTTTGAACTGATTGCCAAGCTATACCTATTGTAGCAGAACCACCTAAAGAAACTGATGATCCATTAATAGTTATAGCTGAATTTTGTAATTTTGCATTAGTAACTGAACCATCTGGTAAAGTTACACTTGCGTTAGATGTGTTTAAAGTAGCACCACTTGGTATGGTAATGGTATCTCCTGACTCACCTAACTGTAAATCAGTTCCTGATTGTGGTATGACCTTATTTACTTCTACTTGACTCATTATAATACTACCAATGTTCCTGTTACGGTTTGTGTTCCAGTAATACTTACTGGACCTGCTAATACTCCTGAATCTAATGTTTGATTATCAGAAATAGTTTGACTATGGGTTACTACGAAAGTAGTTGCTGTCATTCCTGCGGACGGAGTTCTTGTTGCAGGTAATGTACAAAATACGGTTTTAGTACCAGCTGAAAAATTAACAGCCGCATCAGAATTTGAAGAAGAAATAATAGTGTCTCTAGATAAAGTATCTGGACTTCCAGATGTAACAGTACCAATACCAACTTCCCATTCATTGGTTCCATCATTGGAAATAGCATAGTAAGTATTATTACTATTTCCTACTCCTGAAACGAAAGATTCAAATCCAACTTCTGCTCCGGCAAGATTAAACGTACCAGTGCCTATAGAAGTACTTGTCTCCTTAACCCTATCGTTAAGTATAAACGCCATTTCTATTCCCTATAATTTTTACGCATCACCCAAACGAATAATTGCATCAGTTGAATTAGCAGTTGGAAACTGAATAACGAAATCTCCGTTAGTTGCAGTTTTTGTTCCGCCAAAATCTAATACCAATACAGCTTCGTTAGATGTGTCTTTATAAATCAGTGCTCCTGTTGCAGCCAAAGTCACAGATGAAAAAGTTTCATCAGCGAAATCAATGTAAGCAACATTACTTGATATAGCAACGCCGTTGTTAGTTAAAGCTTGTCCGCCTGCAGCATAGTTTGTACCAACTGAAGAAACTTCGTTAGTAGTTGTATAAGCAGTTGTTCCGGCAGCACTAAAACCAGCTTGGGAAGTATATAAAGCAATATTAAAAGTATTTCCTCCGCTACCTGCGGTATCGAAATTGAATGTTCCTTTTAATAGATCCGTTTTAAAAGAATCAGGTACAATATTTGCCATTTAGTTTTCTCCTTAATTATTTTTTACCATAGCTTGATGGTGATTTAGAAACTAGTTGAGCACGAATAACACCATCATTGTATTCGTCTCTGCGTCTTCGGCCAATTTGTTCAACCGCGTACGATTCAATTGCTTTTTGATAAGCCTGTTCATAGTATTGTAACATATCTACAGGACCTTTCAAGTATGCATATGTGTTTACCAGACATGCGTACAAAAGTAAATCTTGATATTTATTAGATACATAACTGCCTGTAGTACTAGTACTATCTACTGTAGAAGTAAGACTAATAGGCTGTTTATTATAAGCTAATGTGATTAAATATTGTTGATCTGGGGTTGGTGCCACTAACCAATAATTAGCATCCCAGTTTGCATAGTATTTAGGTATACCTGAAGAAGTTGCTGGAGAATCATAATATTCCGCAATAAAAGAAGTATCTCTTTGTTCTAAATAAGTTTGTTTTCCATTAGCATCTGTTAATTGAACATAGCGAATAAATCTTAAATCAGAAGGAATAGTTACATATCTGTTTGCAATTGCTAAATTAGAAGTTGCATAATAACGATCATCATCTGAATCTATATCTCTATAAATTCTATTTTCTGCATTTTGAATAATTGTATTTAATATAGAATCCGTTAATACTGAACTATCTACTTCTGTATAATTTCTAATATCTGTTTGTAAATTTGCTAATGTGTATGCCATCTTATACTCCCTGTAAAGTTACTGGACCCACTGAACAATTAGATCCACCACCTTTAATATTTCCACTTGTAGCATTACTGGTACTAGTTATAAAGAAATAATTTTCAGGACTTGTTAAATTTCCAGGAGCAGTAACAACACTTCCGTCAGATTGTTTTTGTCCTACTGTAATGGTAAAACCATTTACATTATTTAAATCAGTTATATTATCAAAAGTTGGTATATTAGAAAATCCAGATCCTGGAGTAATTACTTGTACCGGGCCCCTAAATCTAACTACATCCCCTGTTGATCTTTGATGATCTTGTGAAAAAACATTTATACAAGTAACACCACTTGCAATAACACTAGTAAAAGGATTATCCTGTAATAAAATTAATTGTGGTGTATCTTTTTGTTGTACTCTTGGATTGTATAAAGCTTGTGGGTCACTACCAACTGGTTTTGGTTCTAATTGAGGTTGCTTTGCTTCATATTCTGAAACATGAACTAAAAATCCATTCCATTCTCTAACCATTTCTTTGTAAGGAAATCTCATTCCTGATCTATCTGAAATAGCGTAAGCGTGTTTTCCTTTAGCATAAACACCCATAATTATAATACTCCATCTCCATAAAAAGTTTTAGGTGAAATAAAAGTAGAAGTGCCTTGATTATCAGCATCTAATGCTCTTAACATTTCACTTTCATAAATTCGTTCTAACTCAATTGTTCTTTCCGGAGAAAATTTCATGCTTAAATAATAAGCAAGTCCAGACATCATGCATGGATAAAAACGATTAACTACATCTGATGAATTCATATAACCACCTGCATCCTGTATTCTTGCTACATAGTAAAAACAAAATTGATAACTAGATGGTGTTGAAGTACTTGAAACACTAGCACTTGGAGTTGAGTATAAAAATATACTAGGACTCTTTTTTCTATCTACATAATATTGAGAAGGTGTTCCTTGTGCTAATTTATTGGGTGTAGCACTGTAAGTAGATCTATCAATTTTAGTAAGTGAAATATCTTGTGGATTACTTGGATCTGAATTATTTCTATAAAAAGCTTCTAATACTTCATTTACATCGCTAGGAAAATTAATAGTATCACCTGCATAACTATATTCAGCTTGTCCCAATACTAATGGTATTTTAGCTAATTTTACTTTCCATAAATGAATCCCTCTGTTTCCCCATTCTTGAAACATAATATTAAGAGATCTTCTTGCGCTTCTTAATTCATAACCTGTTCGCGTTCCACCTAAACCAGTTCTCTCATAAGCTTCATCTATAATCTCATCTATCTCTGGATCAAAATCAGTTGCGCCTGAAGTAGGTGCAATAGTTTGTACTTGGTTACCCATACCCGCTAATGTAGAAGCGTAATAGAATAATACCGGAGCGCTGATATTTTGTACTGGAGCGATTGTGATTTGTGTGTAAGCTCCTGCACTTCCAGGGGTTCCTACTTTTACTACTCCTGTAGTATACTCAACTCCACCTGCAATATTAGTTCCGTCTTTAGTTGCAGAAAATAAAAGTTTATATCCTGTATTACTAGAATCTGACTGATCAAATATATAAGTCTGTCCTTCATTCAAAGGTAATTCAGGACTAACTTTACCATTAACGTAAAATTTATTTCCTGTACCAAAAGAATTAGTCCCCGTCGCTACGGTAACTGTATAATTGATAGTCGCCATGAC